TGAAGATGCTGTAGTACCAATTCCAGTATTTTATGATATTGCTACCGGTAAAGTATTATTAGAAATGTTACCTAAAGAATTAAGAGAAGAATTTACAGAAGAATAAAATGACAATATTCGACTGGCTGAATCAGGTTACTTACGAGAAGAAAGATTGGAAGAGTTTTACAGAAGATCAACAAGCTTCGTTCAATTCTTACATGGTTCATAGATTTCTTAGTATGTATGAGGGATATATTGATATAACAAATGTTGTACAAAAATTCCCTTATACTGAAAAAGAAACCATCTATAACACATATAAATCTATGATCCCAAAAAAGAAAATATTTTTAAAATACATTAAATCTACTCGTAAAAAAACGTCTGATTCATTGCTAGTTCATATTGCTGATCACTTTACGTGTGGGCTTGGAGAAGCAGAAGAATTTACGTATATTTTACGAAAAGAAGGTGTAGAACATATTCTTTTACAACGTGGTATTGAAGAAAAAGAAATTAAAAAACTATTAAAAGAATTAGTTATATGACAAAAAATTCAGACATTTGGGGAGTTACAATATTTGATTCACCATCAATTCCTATAAGTGAAAATACTCAAAAAGCAGTAGAAGATTTTGAAAATACTTATCCTACTTTAGCTAAAGCATGGAAAGAAACTCAACAAGAACAGTATGAATTATTTGCTAAAAAAATGTTGGACTATGGTTTAGGAAATATTTCATTAGGTACTAATCTTGAAGAACCTGAAGATATAAAATTATCTATTACAGGTATCTGGCTTCGTTGTAATGATAAAATTAATCGCTTAAAAAATCTTATTAAACGTGATGGTAAAAATTATGTTGAAGGTGAAGCATTAATTGATAGTTTTATAGATATTGCTAACTATGGTATTATTGCTATGTTAGTAATGAAAGGTAAATGGAAAAAATAATATGAGTAGAATTAATACCATAAACCATATTATAAAAAAATATGAGTTTAATAAATATTTAGAAATAGGAATTAGATTCCCAGATGATTGTTTTAACCATATCGAATGTGAATCAAAAGATTCAGTTGACCCTGGATATGAAAATAGTAATAACCCCGCTATTTATCCTTATACCTCAGATTTATTTTTTAATTTGTTAGAAACAAATCAAACAGATAAATCTAGTGATTATAAATGGGATGTTATTTTTATTGATGGTCTTCATATTTCACATCAAGTAGAAAAAGATATTTTAAATTCATTAAACCATTTATCAGAAAATGGAGTAATAATTTTACACGATTGTAATCCTCCTACTATTGATCGTGCAGTAGAAGATTTTTGGGGCCAACCTTGGAATGGAACTGTTTGGAAATCAATTTATAAACTTAGATGTAGTAAACCTGATATAGATATTTGTGTTTTAGATTGGGACGAAGGTGTAGGTATTATAAAAAAAGGTAATCAAAAATTATATAGTTTTAATAATCCATATTTTGAATATAGATTATTTGAAAAAGAAAGAAATCAAGCTATTAATTTAATATCCCCACAAGATTTAGATTTATGGTTAGATAATCCATTTTACAATGAATAAACCTATTTTAATTTTTTGCCATAATTATTTAGTTAATGATTGGGATGTTATTGTTAAAGAACAATTATTATTACTTTTAGAAACTAAATTATATCAACATAGTACTGAAATACATTATTGTGTTTTTGCTCATGAAGATCATAGTTATAGAGCTTTTGTAAATATAGTAACTCAAAATGATCCTTTAAATAAAATAAAAATAATTAGACATAAAGAAAATAAATATGAACATTTAACAATTCAATATCTTTATAAAAATATAAATAAATATGAAGATGCTTATGTTTTATATTATCATACTAAAGGAAGTACTAGTATTGATAATTTTATAAAAGAAAAATATAGTGATATTCCTTCTAATCAATTAGAAATTACTTTAAAAAAACTAAAATCAGAAAATATTACATCCTGGAGAAAACTATTAGAATATTTTACTATAGAAAAATGGGAAGAATGTATACATAATCTACTCCATTCAGATATCGTTGGAGCTCTTTATTGGAGAAACGAACAAGCATTAAAACACAAATATTTTTTTAGTGGAAATTTTTGGTGGAGTAAATCTTCATATCTAAAAACACTCCCAGAAATTAATATTAATGGTGACAGAATAGAATCAGAAATGTGGGTGTGTTCTAAACCTCATAAATGGGTTAATTTATATGAAAGTCCTACTACAAACGCTAATCATTACTGTGTTTATTTTGATCCACAAAACTATAGAAAATAAATTATAAAAATATGCATCCATCAGCTTACAAAAACGCAAAAAAATTTTACCACAATTATTGTGAAGAAAATATTGAAAATAAAAAAATATTAGACATTGGTTCATACGATGTAAATGGAACTGTAAAACCTATTTTTGAAAAAGGAAATTATATTGGAATAGATATGGAAGAAGGTCCAAATGTAGATATTGTATCTGATGCTCATAATATTCCTTTTGAAGATAATTATTTTGATATTATATTATCAACATCTTGTTTTGAACATGATGATATGTTTTGGGTTACTTTTTTAGAAATATGTAGAATTACTAAACCTGGAGGATTTATCTATATTAATGCTCCTTCAGAAGGAGATTATCATGGATACCCAGGAGATAATTGGAGATTTTATATTGATAGTTGGAAAGCTTTAGAAAAATGGGCACATAGAAATAATCAAAATATTAAATTATTAGAAAGTTATATAGATAATGATAAAGGAGATTCAGACCATGATGTATGGAAAGATTCTATTGGAATTTATGTAAAAATATAAATTATATTATAAATAGGTTTTGGGAAAAAAGAAAAAAATACCACAAGTTGTAAAACAAATACAAAAACAACCACTACGAGAAATAAATTACGCTTCAGAAAAAGCAATATCTTATAGTCAATTTTCAGTATTTGCTCATTGTCCTCGTAAATGGAGTTTACAGTATAGAGACGGTCACTACACGTCTGAATCATCGATTCATATGACGTTTGGTACAGCGTTGCATGAAACATTACAGCATTATATAACAACTATATACAACGTTAGTGGCGCTGAAGCTGATCGCATTGACCTAGAAGAATATTTTTATGATAAATTAGGTGAAATCTATAGAAAAGATCTTAAATCAAATAAAAATATTCATTTTACCAATCCAGAAGAATTAAATGAATTTTACGAGGATGGACTTGAAATAATTAGATTTCTTAAGAAAAAAAGAAACATTTATTTTGGTAAAAGAGGATGGTATTTAATTGGATGTGAAGTACCTCTTATGGTTAATCCAAATCCTACTTATCCAAACATTTTATATAAAGGATATTTAGACGTAGTATTGTATCATGAAGGTACAAATTCATTCAAAATCTTAGATATTAAAACATCTACTAGAGGTTGGGGCGATAAAGAGAAAAAAGATGAAATTAAACAATATCAACTTATACTCTATAAAAAATTCTTTGCTCAACAATTTAATGTTCCTATTGATAATATTGATATTGAATTCTTTATTGTAAAACGTAAAGTTTGGGAACAATCCGAATTCCCAATATCTAGAATACAAGAATTTAAACCAGCAAGTGGTAAAGTTAAATTGAATAAAGCATATACAGCAATTAATGATTTTGTTGGTATAGCATTTAATTCAAACGGAACACATAATAATAAAATTCATTTACCTAACCCATCAGCTCATAATTGTAAGTTTTGTCCTTTTAAAGATAATAAAGAATTGTGTGATAAGGGGTTACTTTAAGGAATCCCTATATATTTATATATAACAAATAAATAATAAAAGCTATGGAAAAAAAAGATATGACGTTAACAAGCGTGAAAGTAAAAAGCGACTTGTTTGACAACTTTAAAATTGCCTGTGTAAAATACAAATTTTCACTACAAAAGCTTGCCGATCGTACAATTCATTTGTACCTTACCGATGAAGATTTTAGAAAAAAAGTACACAACCACAACAATTTAGATATTAAAGAATAAATAAACAACCAAATTAGTTATATGAATAATAGTTTTAAATACCTGCCACCAGAGCAGCGCAAAAAAATTCTACTTATCTGTGATGACATTAGAGTTCATTCAGGTGTAGCAACAGTAGGAAGAGAAGTAGTAATCCACACATCCCAACATTTTAATTGGGTTAATATTGGTGGTGCTATTAAACATCCCGAAGAAGGTAAACGTTTAGATTTATCTCAATCTACAAATGAAGCAACAGGCTTAACAGATTCATCAGTAATGATGTATCCGGTAAATGATTATGGTAATCCTGATGTTTTAAGGAATATTATTAAATTTGAAAAACCAGATGCAATCATGTTGATTACTGATCCTCGTTATTTTATTTGGTTATTTGCTATGGAAAATGAAATTCGTAAATCAATTCCAATTACTTATTTAAATATTTGGGATGATTATCCAGCACCATATTATAATAAACCTTATTATGAAGCATGTGATTTGTTAATGGGGATTTCTAAACAAACTGTAAACATTAATAAGTTAGTATTAGGTGATAAAGCAGCTAATAAAGTAATTCGTTATGTACCTCATGGATTAAATAGTAAATTAATTTTTCCTATTGATGAAAAACATGAAAAATGGAATGAACTTCAAGAATTTAAAAAACAATTGTTTGGTGGAAAAGAATATGAATTTGTATTATTTTTTAATTCAAGAAATATTCGTAGAAAACAAATTCCAGATACAATGTTAGCTTATAGACATTTTATTGATCAATTACCTATTGAACAAGCTAAAAAATGTTGTCTATTACTTCATACTGAATTAGTTAGTGAACATGGTACAGATTTACCAGCAGTACAAGAATTATTATTAAATGGTGAACAATATAATGTTGTTTTTACAAACCAAGTATTTAATAGTTACCAAATGAATTTGTTGTACAATGTTACAGATTGTCAAATTCAATTAACATCAAATGAAGGATGGGGATTAAGTTTAACTGAAGCATTATTAGTAGGGAATCCTATTATTGCTAACGTAACAGGCGGAATGCAAGATCAAATGCGTTTTGAATTTGAAGATGGTACTTGGATTGATTTTGATGCTGATTTTCCTTCAAACCATAGAGGTACAATTAAAAAACATGGTGAATGGGCATTTCCCGTTTATCCAACCTCTAGATCAATTGTAGGTTCTCCTCCAACACCTTATATTTACGATGATAGATGTGAATCAGAAGATGCTGCTAAACAAATTATGGCTGTTTATTCTTTAAGTAAAGAAGAACGTAAAGCTAAAGGTTTAAAAGGTAAAGAATGGGCATTAGGAGATGAAGCTGGATTTACAGGTGAATACCAAGGTAAAAGAATTATTGAAGCATTTGATACATTATTTTCAACTTGGAAACCAAGAGAAAAATTTGAATTAATTGATGCTAATGAAGTAAAAGATAGAGTTATAAACCACAAATTGTTATATTAAAATGAAACCATTATTTGTTATAAGTTCACCCTTCGATACGTACAGTGGCTACGGTGCTCGCTCAAGGGATTTAATTAAAGCCATTATTAAAACTGATAAATACAACGTTAAATTATTATCACAACGTTGGGGAAATACACCTTTTGGATTTTGTGAAGACAATCCTGAATGGAAATTTTTGATTAATTTAACTTTAATCAATAATCAGCTTACACAACAACCAGATATTTGGGCTCAGGTAACTGTACCTGATGAATTTCAACCTGTAGGAAAATATAATATTGGTTTTACAGCTGGTATTGAAAGTACATTATGTATTGCTGAATGGATTGAAGGTTGTAATAGAATGGATTTAAATATTGTTTCATCTGAACATTCTAAAAAAGTATTTAAAGAATCTAAGTACGAAAAAAGAAATAAGCAAACAAATGCTCTTGAAGGAATGGTTGAATTAACTAAACCAATAGAAGTATTATTTGAAGGTGTTAATACAGATATTTATAAAATACTTGATACACCTTGTTCATTAGATATTAATATTAAAGAAGATTTTGCTTATCTATTTGTAGGTCATTGGATGCCTGGTGATTTAGGTGAAGATAGAAAAAATGTAGGTTTATTAGTTAAAGCGTTTTATGAAACATTTAAAAATAAAGCTAAAAAACCAGCCCTAATTTTAAAAACATCTCAAGTGGGTTCATCTTATATTGATAGAGAAGAAATTTTAAAGAAAATTAAATTAATTCGTAAAACAGTTAATTCAACAAATCTTCCTAAAATTTATCTTTTACATGGTGAGTTTACAGATATTGAAATGAATGAAATTTACAATCATTCTAAAGTAAAAGCTATGGTTAATTTAACTAAAGGTGAAGGTTTTGGTAGACCATTACTTGAATTTAGTTTAATAAAAAAACCAATCATAACTACAGGATGGAGTGGACATACAGATTTTTTAAGTCAAGAATTTACAAATTTAATTAAAGGTCAATTAGCTAATGTTCATCCAAGTACAGCAAATCAATTTCTATTAACTGAATCACAATGGTTTTCACCTGATCATGGTCAAGTAGGTTTTTACTTAAAAGATGTATTTGAAAACTATAAAAAATATACTGAAGGAGCTAAACGTCAAGCATTTAAAAGCAAAAACGAATTTAGTTGGGATAAAATGAAAGATAAAATAAATGAAATTTTAACTACAAATATTCCAAATTTCCCAACTCAGGTAGAATTAAAACTTCCTCAATTAAAAAAAGTAGAATTACCTAAATTATAAAAAACAAATGGATAAATTAATCAATTGCCCGTGTTGTGGCTCAGATGCATGTTTTGTAGATGAAACAACTCCAGACATTTTAACTTATTTTTGCTATGGCTGTGGTTTTCAAACAAACTCATTAATGAAAGAAGATAGTGAGTTTTATAAAGAACAAATTTCAATTTTACCTGAGCTTTATAAAGATTTACTTGAAAAAGATGAAGACGGAATTATTTGGATGCCTTCAACAATTAATTTACCTCAACAAGGTATGATATTTGCTAATGGTCCTTCTAAAAATGATTGGGGCTGGGCAGCTGTAAAAGCTGTTCCTGTAACTGAAGAAGAAAAAGAAAAATATCCAATCCCAAGTCAAAAAGGTAAATTTTATGAGTGGAGAATGGATATGACTACACTAAAAATGTTTGTTAAGCGTGATTATATGGAAGCACTTTCGTATATTGAGGTATTACCAGAATAAATAGATAAATATGAAAATTAGCTACGGATTAACAGTTTGTAATGAACATGAAGAAATTAATAACCTTATTAATTATCTTATACCAAGAATTAAGTCAGAAGACGAAATAGTAGTAGTTTACGACCAAAACAGAGTAACAGAAGAAGTATTATCTGTATTATCATCACATCAAGATAAAATATTTAGTTATCCTTTTAACTTTCAACAAAATTTTCTTGAAAATAAAAATTTTATGAATAGTAAATGTACAGGTGATTATATTTTTCAAATTGATGCTGATGAAATACCTGAAGAATATTTAATAGAAAATTTACATTTAGTTATTGAATCAAACCCAGTTGATTTATATATCACACCTAGAAAAAATATAGTACCTGGTTTAACACAGGAACATATTTTAAAATGGGGTTGGAAAGTTACAGATCAAGGATGGGTTAATTGGCCGGATTGTCAAAAAAGAATATATAAAAATACTCCTGAAATTAAATGGTCAGGACATCAAGTACATGGAATGGTTGATGGTTATAAAACATTTGCTACTTTTCCAATTTCAGAAGAATGGAGTATAATTCATAATAAAACTCTTGAAAGACAAGAAAAACAAAACGATAGATATACTAAAATAGAAACAGGTCAATTAAAATAAAAAAATGAAAAATTTAACTAAAGAACAAATCAAAAACCAAATCTTAGAATTTGGCTCAGACAATTTAAGTGTATTTGGAGGGGAATATGAAGGTGGTATTAATCTACAACAAGTTCCTTTTGAAATTACTGAATGTATTTATTTCTTATTATCTCAAAATAAAACATTTCAAAATTTCCTTGAAGTAGGTTCAGCCGGAGGTGGTAATACTTTTACATTCCATCATTTCTTTAATCCTTCAAATGTAGTAATAGTTGATGATAATAATCATCCAAAACATGGGTTAAGACCTAATACATTAAAACATATTGAAATAAAAGAATTTATTGGAAATTCCCAAGGTCCTGAAGCTAAGGAATTTATTAAAAATCTTAACATAATGTTTGATTTAATGTTTATAGATGCTGATCATAGTTATGAAGGAGTTAAAAATGATACAAATAATTATTTAGAATTTCTTAATAAAGATGGTTTTTTATTATTTCATGATATAGAAGTTTGTGAAGGAGTTAAAGAATGGCATAATGAATTAAAAAATAATTCGTCTTTAGAATTAGCATTTGAAGTAGTATCTCCTACTACACCAAAATGTGGAATTAGTATTTTTAGAAAAAAATAAAATATGGATTTAAATCTTTATTACCATATATATCTTCCAAATAATGATGATGAAAATTTTAATTTAATAATTTCCCAACTCCAACTTCTTCAAAGTTCAAATTTATTAAAAAATTCTATTCTTAACATTGGAATTATATATAATAATGAAGAAGATTTAAATAAATTAAAAAATATCATTAATAAATTTGATATATATGGTAATATAAACATATTAATATGTACAAAAAATAATGGCTTTGAATTAATTACTGCTATTCATTTTAAAAAATATGTTGATTTATTACCTCAAGAAAAACTAAACAGTACTTACATATTATACTTCCATACTAAGGGTATAAGTAAATATAAAACCCAACATTGGGAAAATTCCCAATATTGGAGAAAATACATGGAATATTTTAATATAACATGTTGGAAAGAATGCATAAAAAAATTAAATGAAGGGTATGAATCATGTGGAGTAGAATGGAAACCTGAATTTAATGGACACTATTCAGGAACATTCTTTTGGATGAAAGCTAGTTTAATTAAAAAAATAAATATAGAATATTTTGAAGAGAAATTTACTCTAGATAGATTTTGTATTGAAAAACTTCCAGGAATATTTCCTCATAAACATTATAACTTTTATACCTCTAATAAAGATTTATATTATCAACCAATTTATCCAATGGAATATCAAAATAACATAAAAATAATCTATAGAATATCAGATACTGGTTATAATAAAGTAAAACCAGATTATATTAATAATGAAAATTGTTTAAAAAATGCTTTAGAAGTATTTCCATGGAATGAATATGATTGGTCTATTATAGCAGATAATATTTCTGAAGAAACAAATAATATGATTCAAAAATATATTCCTAGAGATCATATTAATTATGTTTCAGTAGGTCATGGAGCTGGTACTTTTAACTTGGCTTTAGATGAAGCACTACAATATGGTGAGGATGAAATAGTTTATTTTATAGAAAATGATTATTTACATAAATTAAATTCAGATAAAATATTAGAAGAAGGATTTAATTTAGGAGCATCATTTGTCTCACTTTATGACCACCCAGACAAATATTTAAGTCCATCTCAAGGTGGTAATCCATATTGTGAAGGTGGAGCAGAAGAAACAAGAGTATATCTTTCAAAATCAACTCATTGGAAAATTACAAATTCAACAACAATGACATTTGCTGCTAAAGTATCTACTTTAAAACGAATAGAATCTATACTAAGAAAACATACAAATACAACTCATCCAAATGATTTTCAAATGTTTTTAGAATTAAGAGAAAATAATGAATTATTAATAACACCAATCCCTGGATATTCAACTCATGGAGAAACAGCTTGGTTATCACCTTTAACAGATTGGAGTAAAATATGATTAGTGTAATTATACCTACCTATAAAGAACCGGAAGCATTAGATTTATGTTTAAATTCAGCTATTAAGGGACAGAAACTAAATAATCAAATTATAGTAATAGTAGATGGTTTCTACGAGATTAATAAAGAAGTTCTTGACAAGTATAAAGACTTTATTAATGTTTTAGTTTTAGAAAAAAATATAGGTTTAGCTAAAGTAACAAATATAGGGGTTTACAATGCTAAGTTTGATAATATCCTTATTGTGAATGATGATAATGTATTTCCAGAAGCATGGGATCAAGTATTACTCGAACAATATAAACCAGGAAGTGTACTAGCACCTAATCAAATTGAACCTATTATTTCTATGTTTGAACAATTTCATATTAAGGATTTAGGTAGAGATCCTAAAACGTTTAACATAAATGATTTTTGGAAATATGAATCTGAAGTCGCAGAAGATAAGATAGAAGAGACAGGATCAACATTACCAATTTTTATGTCTAAAATAGATTACTTAAGAGTAGGAGGATGGGATGAATCTTATCCAGGTGCTTGGGTAGTAGATTGGGATTTCTTTTTAAAATGTGAATTATCAGGAATGAAGATGCTTAGAACATATGGTTGCCATTTTTATCATTTTGTTTCATTAAGTACTGAAGCTACTCCCGAAGAAAAACAATCAAAATTAACTAAATTAAAATATTGTCATACTTATTTTAAATATAAATGGGGTCAACAGGCAAAACATAATCCCTTAAATAATTCAAAGCTATTATAAAAAATTAACTTTAAATAATTATTAATATGGTATTCGGGTATTATTCACGTAACGACAAACATCAAGAGGTAATTAATCGCACAGTAACATTATCACGTCTACAAGCGGCTAAATCATTTGCTGAACGCAAGCAGTTGCCTCTTAAAGAATTTTTAAAAATATACGCTGTTAAACCACTAATATGATACCTTTTGGTAAACACCTAAATATAAAATCCCGTACTAAAGACCCAACAGATAAAGATTTATTTATAGAGGTTGTAGGGTTAATAGATGAATGTTGGATTAGATCTAACGTTATTGAAAATGAATTTGGTTTAGGTATATCAGATTATGAAGAACCATTTTATTTAGTTTTTGAAAATTTAATTTACATGCACTATGGAGAATGGAAAGGTGATATTATGTTATGGTGGTTATTTGAACGATTTGATGAGGATGGAAGTGTACTTCCAATTAACATAAATGATCATATTAAAGAAACCGAAGAAGAAGTATTTATTGAAACAGTAGAAGAACTGTGGGAATTTATTAAAAAATTAGAGAAAAAATAAAAGTTATGAATGTAAGATATTGTAAAGGATGTGGTGAACAAATCCACCCAAAACGATTAGAAATTATTCCAAATGCTGTAACATGCGTTCCGTGTTCAACAGTACAGAAAAAAGGAGCAGTAACATTGTTAAAGGGAGAAGGAGACCATACTTGGGTTGAAACCATATTTTTAGAACATGATGAATATCAACAATATATGGCAGCTGAAAATAAAATGAGGAAAATTGCCTCTAGTGCTCCTAAAACAGAATACAATGGGGATGAAGACCCACATGATAATCTTCCATCTCCAAGTGATGTTAAAATTGAAGACTAATGCCTAAAGCAAAACCACTATCTAAAGAAATGGTAGTGGCGGCAATGAATAAGACTAAGTCTAATAAAGCCGCTGCTAGATATTTAAATGTTTCTTATCTTCACTTTAAGAAATGGGCTAAACTCTACCAGGATGCTGAAACAGGTGAAGTATTATTTGATAAACATAAAAACCAATGTGGTAAAGGAATCCCTAAATTTCTAAGTAATGGTAATCCAAGAAAAGATTTTGCTTTATTAGATTTAATTGAAGGCAGAATCGACCCATCATCATTTAATCCAGCTAAAATAAAATACCGCTTAATTCAAGAAGGTTATTTACAGGAGGAATGTTCTGTTTGTAGATTTAATGAAAGGCGAGTATTAGATTATAAAATGCCTCTTATATTAAATTTTAGAGATGGCAATAAACAACATTACAGACTTGAAAATTTAGAAATGTTATGTTATAATCATTATTTTCTACAAATTGGAGACATATTTACCGACAAACAGCTGGGTGGTTTAGAAGATCATGTAGGTAAAAATGAATCAAAAGTTGATTGGGAAGTTGATGATTACACTCAACAACGATTGAAAGAATTAGGTTTATATGATTCAAAACCGGTTGATGATGGGTTGGACTTAATATCAAGACTATGAAACCAAAACGAATCCCTTTACTCAAAAAAGGTAAAAATAAAAAGCACGATAAGTTAGTTAATGACTACGATGCTCAAAAATCCAAACACTTAGAAAATCTTACTACTAAAATGTTAGAAAAAGACGAAAAAAATAGTAGATTAAAAGGTAAAGAAATCAATACAAAATTTTTAGATTTATTTTAATATGGGAGCAATAGAAATAACAGTACACAACACTGAGGAATTTCAGGAGTTAGTAGACAACAAGGACTTTAGAATTGCTCAAGCGATTGTAGAGGGTATCTTAGATAATGTTAGTTCAAAGAAAAAACATGTACACGTTTTATCTATTACATGTTTAGAAGAAGGTGAAATATATGATATTACTGTTGAACGTAAACATTTTATTGAAACATTAGAAGAAAATTTACCATATTACGTTAAAGAAGAATTATACGAAAAATGTGCTGAAATCACAAAAGCCATAGAGTCATTAAAAATAGTAAAGTAAGTTTGGATACCTGAATGGTTGTTCGTATATTTACGTAAATAAAAAAGTTATGTTTTATAAATACGACCCAAACAAACTACAATTTGTTAAAACCAAATTGGCCCACAAGATTGCTCTAGGAACAGTTATTGTGGTATCACTTATTACATTTAGTGCTGGACGTTTACTTAGAATTAAAGCATTAGATGATCAAGAAAGAGAATTGTTGGTAGTAAATTTAGCTGCTGAAAAAAATAAGTTCACTCAAGAAAAATTTGCAGCTGAACTTGAACGATTAAATGTAAAATTTCCTCACATTGTAATGGCCCAATCAATTATTGAGACTGGACATTGGACAAGTAATGTATGTAAAGAAAACCACAACTTGTTTGGAATGAAACAAGCAACAGTTCGAATTAATACAGCTAATGGTACTCAAAATGGCCATGCTTATTATGATGATTGGTATCAATCTGTTTATGATTATGCTTTTTATCAATGTAGGTATTTAGGTGGAATTAGTACTGAAGAAGATTACTATGCTTATTTAGGTCAAAATTATGCTCAAGCAGGTAATTATGTTCAAGTACTTAAAAATGTAGTTGAAAAAGAAAAACTAAAAGATTTGTTTTGATATGTATTAGGGTAACTTAAAAACCCTAACAATGGCAAAAACTAAAACACAAACCGCAGTAGCAAAAAAACCAAAAGCAGTAGTATCTCGTCCTGGAGTTCACGCTAAAACAAAAGTATCAAAAGCAAAAAATGCTACTAACTATAAAAAACCTAACGTAGGACAAGGATAATTAATAAAAAATAAGTTATGAAAATACCATTTTTTGATTCAATCCCAGACGATGTTTTAATTAATATAGCAATGGATGATTGGGGAGCATTAAAAAGATTGTGTATAGCTCTTACTTTAGATCTTCAATTAGTTAAAGAAGAAAATAAAAATAGTTATGAATAAAGATATAAATGTAGAAAAATTAGTTGATTATCATGTAAAGGATTTTCTTATAGCTCCTACTTTATTTCAACAAGTATATGAAGAAATAACTACTTGGGCTTATTGGATTAAAGGTTTTCAACCCCACAACATTTTAGAAATTGGTTTTAAAGGTAGTTCATTCCATATTATGTCTCAACTTTCAACAGGTAAAAAAGTTGCTGTTGATTTAGAAGATAATGGACGTACAATTTGGTCTCATTATATGATGTATGATGAAGATTTTAAATTATTCATAGCCGATTCACAAACCCCAGAAACAAGAGATAAAGTTAAGGAATTTTGTCCACAATATGATTTAATTTTTATTGATGGTGATCATTCATATGATGGTGTACAACGTGATTTTGAATTATACCAAAAATTATTATCACCACGTGGTTATATAGTATTCCACGACATTGACCCAGAACATATATTTAGAGATGGTGCTGGTGGTGAAGTATATAAATTTTGGCAAGATATACCATATGGGTCAAAAACTAATATAGTTACTATTAAATCTTCTGGTAAAACCACGTGTTTTGGTCAAAAAGAACACTTTGGTGGCATAGGAATTTGGAGACCGTAAATATTGTTCGTATATTTACGTATAATAAAAATAAATAAAGGTTATGGCACTTTGGAAATTTAGTAACAAAAACAAGTATGGTAATTGGAGACATCGCATCATTGCAACTCTAGATAATAAACCATTTTCACATGGTCCAGGTTTTGGAACATCAGTTAGTGTAAGTCGTTTTAAATACACTTATGAACATCCATTATTACCACCATCAATAATTGTATCACCAACTACTGGTAAAACTTATATAGTACCAGCATGGATGGAGGTATTACCTGAAACTACATTAAATGATATTGAGTGGATTAAACCTGAAATTAAAAAATCAGTAACAGTAAAACAAGAACCACAAACTTGGAAATTCGAATCAAAAAGCGAACCAGGTAGTTTTTATGTTGTTCAAGTAATAGGTAATAAAGTAAAATGTAATTGTGCTGGTCAGTACAGAGCAAAAGACAGACAGTGCAAGCATATGAAAGAAGTTCAACAAAAATTAGGAATTGTAAAATAAAGTTCGTATATTCACGGTATATAAATAAAGGTTATGATAGAAAAAACAGAACGTAGAGGTAGACCAGCTGAGGGAAGTACTGAAGCTAGAGAAAAATGGGAACTAACGTGTTACGAGTACCCAAACAAAGATTATAGGGATCAAGGTAGATCAACTACTTTTTACTATGACAAGTCAAAAAATGCTAACGGTCCTTATAAAACCGAAGTAACTTATCCTAAAGACTATAAACATGAAACATTTAAAGCGGATAAAGGTAAAGCATATAATGGTCAACCTGTAGTAATGGTATTTAAAACATCAAATCGTTCAAATGCTCAAACTAAAATGAAAATTTGGAATAACGAAAATGTTGACTATATATTATCAGCTCCATCACTACCAGGTGTTCCAGAAACAGCTATTATAGTAGAGTTAGGTGTTGGTGAGAGTTACATTGAAGCTTTCCGTAATAAATATTCTCTTTAACATATTTATAACATATAATTAAATTATAAAAAACATGGCATTAAAATTCCCTAACCACTCTCATAGAGTTGGAACCATTAAAGATTCAGTATATGGTATTTCAAGTATAGCCGAATATATTAAAGATTCAGGTAAAGCTACAGTTCAATCTTTCGGACCATCATCTGATGGAAAATCAAATTATGAATGGCGTATTATTCCTAAAAACGGAATGGAACCTTTTGCTGTATACGATTATAAATTTGGATTAGACCCAGGAGATGAAGATAATTTTCAAGAAGAATTTGAATTTAGTATAGGAGGTCAAAATCCACAAGCAGTTGAATCAGCTAAAGCTTTTGGATTTAGTGTTGTTCCAGGCCAAACTATGGAAGCTTATCATGTTGGTAATGATAAAGAAGTAATTACAAAAGAAGAAGAATTAAACGAAGCATTTGTACGTCAAATGAAATATAAAGCTGGTATTATTAAATAATATAATATGAAAAAAGCAGATAACTTTGACTCTAGCAAATGGCTAGTAGAAAATAAAGTAACTTTTCAATCTCGTTTAAACGAAGAAAACCAACCATATAAAGTTATTTCTAAAAAAACAGAAAAATCAGAATTTGATAATAAAACTAAGGATGATATTTACAATCTTGAGTTAAAAAATGAAACATATACTACACCTGATGGATTAACTTTTCAACTTAAAACTGTTGGTAATGTAATGATTCCTAAAGGTGAAAAATTAGATTTTGATAATAAATCCCATTATTTTTTTTATATTAAAACTTTAGTATATGATAAAAATGGAAAAGAATTAGGAGATATTCCTGGTGAAAAATCTTATGGAAGATATAATCTATCACCATCATTAAATAAAGCTAAAAAATGGTTAGATAAAAAAGGTGCTCAACTTATGTCTGGTAAAGGATTTCAATATAAATCTACATAATAAAAATAATATTATTTGGAATCATTCCAAATGAACAACAGGGGTGGCTTTGCCACCCCTTTTTCGTATATTTACGGTATGATAAAAGATGATAGAAAATTAGACGGTTTGAGTGTTAGGCACGTAGCTCAAATAGTACGACGTAAAATGATTACACGTACTAAGCAATCAAAGAAAAACTATTCTCGCAAAAATCTGAAGAAAGATTTGGAGAACTGAGAGATTGTTCGTATATTCACGTATAATAAGGAATTAAATAAATTAATAATATAAAAAATAAAGGTTATGAACAAACAAATTAAGTTTGAAAAAGAAAATGGAAGTCTGATTAGATCAGTTGCCCATTTATTAGGTTTAAAAGGCATCGAAGTGGAAAGAGACCACACCGATGGTATGCCTGTATTAGCAGGTGCTCATATTGGTAGTGAAGAAGGAATGTATTTCCGAGTAAACCAAATGGGAAACTTCAATTCCAAAGAAATTGAAGACATTAAACGAGCTCTTGATATTCGTATTGATGGCTATGAAGTTAAATTACTTGATATTGGTGATTTTGAAATGGATGATGACCGTTACTGGTATCCAACCATTGCATTTACATTTGTAAAAGATAATCAAAACGTACTTAATTAATTAAACCTAAAAAAACAGTTATGAATCATTTAGATCTAGATACATCAATCAAAAATTATTGGAGAAAAGCTAATGAAGCTTTGAAAGCTAAGAACATGGATGAAGCAAATGATTTGCTTGATTATTGTTTAGTTATTTTAGGAACAGCTACCTTACGAGGCAATGTTGAATTAGGAGGTGTACGAGTTGACCTCTGGAAAGAACGTGTTTGGTATTCAATTGAAAATAACGGATTTTTACTTGACTAATATGGATCCAGAAACTAAAGAAACATTGTATAATGAACTCCAGGAGATTCTTATGCTAATGGAAGATATGGACCATAACATGGCTATTATAAAACTTGAAGATTTAATTAATAAAATTCAATACGACCAATTATGAAATTTTTAGAATTAACCGGTTACGGAAATAAAATTAAACATTTTGTTAACATTAAAGCTATTTCAGAAATATCTTTTGAAACATCATATACACATATTGTACTTAGTAATAGTACTTCAATAAATGTAATTGAAAGTAAAGAAGAAATTGAAAAAATGATTTATTATCTTGAGGGTATTATTATCAATAAAGATACAGCTGATTATGAAATGCATAATGATTTTTGGGATGTTACACCTTATGATGATCAAGACTTACCGTTTTAATTATGGCAGAGAAAAAAGGATTTACAGGTAAATTACATTATGATTTCCCTACACAGAAATGTCTTGAGGTGAAATTACCTAACGGAAAATGGTATAGGGTTACACCTAACGAATTTAGAAGTTATGATACTGAACGTAGATTTGGTGTAGGTGATGATCACCAACCATATGATGGTAGTGTTTATTACTATGGTACTAATAAAGTAGCACCTAAAGAAAATACATGTAAAATAATCTACTCAGCTCAACACCCAAGACGCGAAGCAGTGTTAAGACCTCACGAAAGACATTTCTTAGACTAAATTTAAACATATTTATAAACCCAGTAGTTATTTAAATGAAATTTAGCATTAGCACATCATTTTATAGAAGAAGTCATTTAGTTGAAAATTTATACCAACAAATTCTAGATCAAACCCATACTGATTGGGAATGGATTGTTACAGACGATTTTTCAGATTATAATAATGCTGAGGAAATATTAAGAGAAATTTGTGCTAAAGATCCTAGAGTAAAATATTATAACCAGTCCCGTAAAAAAGAATGTTTTTATAACCCACAACGTGGATGTACAGGAGATATAATAATTCAATTTGATAGTGATGATTATGCTTATCCTAAAATTATAGAAATTTATAATCATTTCTTTTTAAAACACCCAGAAGTAGCAGGTATTAGTTGTTTATCTCATACTGTAGATGCTAATGGTAATTGGATTGAAATCCAAGGTGGTGGTACATATGATTTTGAAAACTCACCTACATTTAATTATACTCCAATGGGACGTGCTTGGAGAAATATAATTGATGAATTTGATAACGGTATATTAAAATGGTATCAAAATGATACAAATATAGTTCGTCATGTTGAAACTAAAGGTAAATGGTTATATTTACCTAGAGTGTTATATAAATACTATTATTCTCAAGATACATTTTCAAGAGAACCAGGGCGTACAGCTGAACAATATGCTGATATTGAAAATGAACGTTTATTTATTGAATCAAAATTTCCTTATTTAAATAATCCTGATAAAGTTTCATGTTCATTATATTATTTACCTATTACTAAACAAGCACGCGATTTTGCTTTAGGAGAATTTAATATTAATAAAGGTCGTAAAAAAATACTTTATATTAAACAAGATATTAAACCATATGAAAGACAATTATTAAAAGAATTATTTTTTGATTACGATTTATATTTTGATTATAATACACAAGAAATATTTGATGAAGTTATAGTTCATATTAATGAAAAAACTTTAAATGAATTAGATAATATTAAATTAATTTTAGATCAAACAAATAAAGGAACATTTATTAAATTTAAGTTAGATCAAAGAGAAAATTTAGATTATGATGAAGTCCATTTAAAAATTAATAATTCATTTGGAGGTTATGGTTGGTTAGTAGGTGGTTATGAAGTTTATTTTATTACAGCAATATGACAAATGAAGAAATTATAGAAGAATTACTTCATAAAGCTCATCAAAAGGGGTTTTATAATAAAATGATGGAAACAATATTAACTTATAAAGTTACAAACCCAAATGCTAATCCATATGACCATTTTATATTAGCATACGTAAAATGCAACGAAGAATATGATAAACAAAAATAATATATGTGTTATTGTAGGTAGTTATCCACAAAACCATTTAGATTCAGCTTTAGTTAGCTTAACAATTGAAAGTTTTAAACGACATGGTTATGATGTATGTTTAACTTCACATACACCTGTAAGTACAGAATTACAACAAGTAAGTAAATATTTTATCTACTCAGATGAAAATTATACTTTAAAATTCCCAGAACCATCCTCATTAGCTATATTCTATGCTGATGATAAAATAACATATCAAACAAATAATGGTAATAAATTAGGAGCACATTCATATTCTATATTAATGAATTTAAAAAATGCTTTATGGTTACTAAAAAATAAACATTATACTCATTTTTTATATGTTGAATGTGATACATTTTTAAACAGTGAAGACCATAAAATATTAGAATCTGAACTTACTAAATATCAATTTGATCAAAAAGATTATTGGTTTATGATTGAAAACCAATCTAATCTTATAGTTCCAGTAACATCAATATTTGGAGGTAATATAGATTTCTTTAATACATCATTAGATACAATTACAACACCTGAAGAATACTTAGAAGTAGGTAAAAAAGTTAATGCTTATTCATTAGAGGGATTTGTTGCATCTAAATTTTTATATAACCCATCTCCAAATGGTATTATGGTAAACACTAGACCTAGAGATTTATTTACAAGTGAATGGTTAGGTATATCTTCATTAGGTAATATTCAAATACCTGGTTTAGAAAGCAAATTCACAATTGAACCAGATATTGTTACGGAAAAAAATGGAGATAAAATATATTTTGTTATCCCTAATAGTATTAAAAATGAAAAAATTGATGTTAAAATTTATACAGATGATAACTTAGTAGTATCTAATGAAATTGGAGCTGGTCCTTTATATTATTGGTCATTTGATCAGGGTAATATAAAATCATGGAGAATAGAAATTTATCATAATAAAAAATTACTTACTCAAGTAGAAAGAACTACCGAGGAAATATTATGGAATCATTGGTCATATTTCCTTTTAAAATAAACTTGGGTAATTAAAAAATTATTTGTATATTCCGTTAAATAAAAAACATGAGTTACGTAAACAAATTATTTCCCGAATCATATCTAAAAGCAGTAAATTATATTGGTGACGAGCGAATTGATATTCTTGATGAAGCTAAAAAACAAGGTAAAAAAATATTATTATTTTGGTATCCAAAAGATTTTACATTTGTTTGCCCAACCGAACTACATGCTTTTCAAGCAGCACTATCCGAATTTGAAGCTCGTAATACAATGGTAATTGGAGCAAGTTGTGATAGTGTAGAAGTACACCAAGCATGGCTTCGTACACCAAAAGATAAAGGTGGTATTGAAGGTGTTACTTACCCAATTTTATCCGATTCACTTAGATCATTAGCATTTGAACTAGATATTCTAGATTTTAATGAAAATGATGATAGTATGGGAGATAACGTAACTTATAGAGCAACTTATTTGATTGACGAAGATGGTATAGTGTTTCATGAAAGCGTAAATCACATGGCGTTAGGTCGTAACATAAATGAGTATTTGCGTTTAATAGACGCGTATACACATGTACAAACCGTAGGTGAAGTGTGTCCTGCCAATTGGAAAAATGGTGCAGAAGCAATAAAAGAAGATATAGGAAGTTTAATTAATTATTTAAAAAATATCTAAAGCTTGCACAGCCATACCACACACCTTAATCCGTATATACAAAAATGAGATTAAATATAGAACAAAAACGCGAACAAGCAGTAATTGACTTGATTAACCAAATGTTTATTATTGCAGGACACCAAGTAACGTATGATGATGTTTTAGGTAAAGAAAACTGGTTTCAAGAATATACAATGACTGTTGAACAAGCAGAAGAATTTAAAAAATGGGGTAAAAAATACCTTATGAAAAATTTAAGAATGTATGCTAAAGCCGCCGAACGTGAAATGTCATGGTTTAATTTACAATGGGGGTTAACATATAGTAATTGGGAAGAATATAATAAGTAAAAATGAGTAAAGACAAAAAACCAGATTTGGCTGTTTGGAGCGAGGAAAAAGGTTACTATGCTAAAACATTAACATATGGAACTGACTTGGGAGCACCGGTTATCAAAATGGATAACGTGGGTGGATGGAAACAGGCACAAGTGGGAAAAGTTAATAAAATCTTTACTAAAAAATTTAATGAAATTAAAGACGAATTTAAGGAATTAATTGATGAGGTTAACTGGAATGAATTTGTATATTTAGCTAATTGTAGTTTTATACCGGTAATTGGGGAAACATATTATTTGTATGAGAAAAATAATGGCGATGTATTTCTTTCGTTAATAAAACCAAGTGAATGGAATGTTAAATATGTTGGTTCAGCTAGATTAGAATCAGATAATAAATGGGTAAGAGTAAAAAATGAAAAAGTATAAACAACTTCCAGAGGAAGTAAGAGCAATATTTGAGATATTGCTGGTAGGAGCAATAGCAATAGCATTAGTATTTTTTGGGATTTTTAAATAAGAAAAATTATGGCAATTAAACCACAATCAATTAGAAAAGGTGTTATCGTTAAATTCGATAACGTAGATGTTGATAAACAAACAGTGATAATGGCAAGTGAGACTTGGTCTCCGAACCACGAAACGTTGTTTAAAAAACTTTTACAACAAGGTGGTTCATTTAATATTAAGGGTGTGAAGGTTGAGGTAATACCTGCTATGAAAGTATTAAACTCTAAGAACGAACCCGAAATGACAGTTCCAAAAACAGACCCTTTAGCTAGATTTTAATTATGAAAACATTAGTAATATCTGATTTGCATATCGGATCTAAAGGTTGTAAAACGGATGAGATTTTAGAATTATTAAAAGATGAATCTTATCTTCGTTACATTTTAGTTGGTGATATTATTGATGGATGGTTATTTCAAAAATATAAGAAATTTTCTTACCAACATACTAGAGTAATTCGTCGTTTACTTAAATTATCTAAAGATAAAGAAATTATTTGGATTTCAGGTAACCATGATGAATTTTTACGTAAATATACCCCTATTGAATTAGGTAATATTAA